TGACCCCGGAGAGATTCGAACTCTCGACCCACTGATTAAGAGTCAGTGTCCTAAGCGAATTGCTAATATTATTCGATAACACTTTGTTATAAGTCTGTTATAATATTTCCTATTATTCCCTAAATACTACAAATGTTAGTGAGTTTTGTCATTTTTGATTAACTTTGTTTTCAATACTTACTAAATATACTTACTAAATACTTACTAATCCTTGGCAACGGTAGCAATTGTAATTAAGAAAAAAGAGCAGAAGAACGATGGCACTTGGCGGGTCAAATTCAGGGTAACTCATAAAGGTAAACCGGCTTACATCAATTCGGACACCTATGTGGACAAGTCACAGCTCACTAGAAGTCTGGAAATAAAAGATCAGGATGTATTCATAAACCTATCTGACAAACTAAAGGAATATAGGACTAAGATAAGCGAACTTGGAGACCTTCAACACTTGACGGTCAATGATATCAAATCAATACTTACCTCCAAGGAATTCCGCGCGGATGAAATTGACTTCCTTGCGATAATGCAATTGGTAATTGACGAACGTAAGGCAGACAACAGGACTGGAGACTTGGATAATTTACGAATGGTGAGAAACAGTTTGATCGACTATTTTGGAAGGGAGAAGGTACCAATTACAGAAATTACTTCAAGTATGCTTCACGACTACGATAGATATTTAAAAAAGCCTAGAAAGTTGGTTAGAAAAGATCGAGACGGAAATGAGTATACTGTTGATTCTGAACCGTTAGGACGAAACGGAGTGATACGGCACATGATGATGATAAGGCTATGTTTTAACGAAGCCAAAAGAAAATATAACAATCCCGACACGGGGCAGATAGTGATCGCTCATTACCCGTTTGAACGATATAAAATACAAAAACCGACCGCGAGCATGCACCGAGTAATATCGCTGGAAGCTTTTAGGACAATAGAAGCCGCTAAATGCATACAGGGGTCAAGAGCAGAAGTGGGGCGAGATTTGTTTCTTTTGTCGTTTTATCTGTGCGGTATGAACGCTGTTGATATGCTCAAGCTTCCCTTATATAAAGGAGAGGAGCGGATCGAATACAATAGGAGTAAAACAATGGATAAACGCGCAGATAAAGCATTTATTTCCATCAAGGTCCCCGATCAAGCCAAGCCTTTACTTAAGAAATGGGCAGGACAGTTACAAACGCTTTACAGTAACAGAAAAACGCTGATACGTGCGATAAACGAAGGTCTTGCTGCTTTAGGATTTCCAGAAGTGACTTTTTATTACGCAAGGCATACATTCTCCACATGGGCAAACAAGCAAGGTATGTCTATACCTCAGATAGCAAAAGCGCTCAATCATGTCGAGCAGAGATACAAGATTACCGGCATTTATGTTGAACCAAATTGGGACGAAGTTGACGCAGTTCAATCAGCTGCCATTGGTTTCCTTGGCCAGGATATCGATGACCTTATCCAATCGGTCTCTTAATTCCTTAACCTGTTTCTCCAAGTCGTTCAGCCTTTGAGAATCGCTAACTTTCACCGATCCGTTGAGCAGATAATCGGGATTAACGCCTAGCGCCTTGGAAATAGCGAGAAGGTTGTCTTTATTGATATTCCGTGTCCCTGATTCGATGTACGAAATTGTTGCTTGCTTTATTTTGGACTTATTGGCAAGATCTTCTTGACTCCAATCTTTCTGAGTCCTTAAAACCTTTATCCGTTTTCCTATTTCTTTATCAATTGCCATATTTAAATTCTAAATTCGTCTATATTACCGATCCACCTTAAACCAATGATGTCACCTTTGAACTCTTTCGTTTTGTGGTCAAATACTGTTCGCCTCTTGAATTCCCAGTTTCTTGTGGCTATGTCGATGGAATCAGGCAGCATATTTACCACGTTTACTATTCTGTTTTCATCAAAAAAAGGGCAGTTGTCGACTAATTTCAGCCGGATCTCTCTTTTAATCTCCTTTAACAATCGAGCTTTATCGATATACCAGATGCCAGCCTTAAGATAGCCGTAGTCAAACCAGTTGTTTTCGCTGTAGTATGTCGGGACCAAGTTGATGCTAGTGAGCCTCAGGCATCCCCATCCTTGAGCATCTTCACAAAAATTCTCATCGATCGATTTCTCTCTTTCTTTAATGCAATTACACATAGCCTGCAACGGATAAAAATACATTCCATTAAAGTCGGTCCTGTGGTTTATTAAATTGTCATTGACTTGATATTGAAAACTTGCCCACTTTTGAGAATTCCAAACGATTGTGTGATAATCTTCGAATCGCTTCATGCACTCAACAAAATCAGTATCAAGGACGTACCAATTCTCATCAGATGTGAATTTTGAGAACTTATTACACGCCATTAGTACTACTTTAAAATTTTTACTTCGGTTCTCTTTAAACTTTATTGTCAGCTTATCCATTCGTTATAAAATCATTTACAGTCGATTAAAAATAAAGACCATCGACAGGTTAACGGACATTGCCACTATGCCAACCGTAGACGCAATCACACTTATTCTCATTACTTGTGAACTTTGATAAATTAACATCATAAATGTTCGATTCTTGTTTTTCCCTTAACAAGGAACATTGCTATTATCGAACGTTTCGGAATAACAGTATCACCTCGAAAATTTGGGTTTGACGCTTTCAACACAATACTATCCGGATCGTCACTCGGATGAATAGTTTTTATAGTTCGCAAATTATCGCTTTCTGCATTAGTGACAACTAAATACGCCTCTCCCCACAAAAGCGTGTTCATGTTAAATACCTGTTTCACTGCTACAATTTCTCCACTGGCGTATTTCGGATACATGCTATCACCGTAGACTCGAAACAGGGCCGTGCAGTCGTTGAAGGGCTTAAAGTCAACATAATAGGAGGGAGCCTCTCGCACGTCGTCAAAGCTGGAAACGATGCTCGCGGTTACATCCCCGTCGTACATCGGGACTTTGTGGACTCCCGGTTCGCTCAGTTGCTCCCTTCTAATGGCCTCTCTTATTGTTAGTTCGCCTGATTGATATTGATCCGAGATGGCTTCTGTCATAAACCCGTTCCCCGTATTAAACCACTCGATATCAATGCCCAAAGCTTCGTTTAATCGCCTCGCCATTGGTTTAGGAACACCCTTAGTGCCGCTTAGCATTTCGCTGATGTAAGACGGCTTGTATCCTATCACTTCCGCAAACTTTTTTTGATTGAAACCGGTCGATTCGATGACCTTCTCAAGCCTTGCGATTTTTTGTGAATTTTTATTATCCTTATTATCAATCATTTAGATTATATATGAGAATTTAATTCACAAACTATTTGCTTTTTGCGAATTTTGTGAACTATATTTGTAACAACGAAACAAAGATAAGTAAATAACAAAGGATAATAAAATCCCCTATAAGTAGTAAAAAAATGATACATACAAGTTTAATAGGCGGTTTATTAGGACAAGAGACAGAAGTAATCTCTATCAACAATGAACCAATAACGTTCACACTAGGACGTTTCTTTCGCTACGAATTTCTGCCCGAATTCACAAAAAAGAAATTCATGGATCACATGAAGTCTCACCCATCAGGCGAGAAGGCAATGGAACGGATAACCGGTAGCAAGAATGATGAGGTTAAACTCAAACAATGGATGCACTGTAGATTCGGAGGATCAGACCATACTGCCGACGTGGACAGTTACGGCAATGTGCAGGACGACGAGTACGTACCATGCAACAAGAGACAGACCCTTGGAGGGTGTTGCTCGGAAGAGGGTGAGGGGTGTAATACGATATTGCTTCCCGACGGATACAAACTCACAAAGGCTGAATTACGCATCGTTCAAAATTCCTTTCTGGACGAAAAAGAAATTGCCGATAAGCTTTTTCTATCAATCGAAACCGTACGAACCCACAGTAAAAATATACGAAAAAAGACTGGCCTAAGAAGCATGAAAGAGATTGCGATTTGGGCGGTGTCAAAAGGAGTATTCTCATATGAATTTGATTATAACAGAAAAGCCGAAAGCGGCATGGGAAATTTTAATGCAAATGATCCCCTTCGGAGAGCCAATCAGGGTAGATATCGCGAGTTCGCGGGCGTTTAGGGATGCAATTTCAAGAAAAATAAAAATGACATTTCCGGACGCTGTATTCGAGACACAAACAGTTAACGAAAATGGAAAGTATTTTTTGGAAATCAGGAGGCTATCATAATGGAAAGAATGTTTACATCCCGCGAGATGAATATCATATGCACGACGGTAGCGGAAATCGCTGTTACCAACGTACTTGGCAGATTAGGAGTCATTAAACCATATATGTCACGTCAAGAAGCAAACAGGGTATATGGAAGGAGCAACGTTGACAGATGGCTGAGCGCGAAGTTGATAACGAAGCGACAAAAGGGTACGGGAAATCAGTGGAGATTGAACAGGGCGGAATTGGAAGCGGCCGCTGCGTCCGAAATAAAGATAAGTAGTATCACTAGTGTAGTAAAGTAATTATGGTACTTCAATGCAAAACCAAACCAACCGACACATTAGATGTGGAGGTGGTAGATCAAGACACATTGAACCTATATTTTGATGGCGATTTCACCAAAACAGGAGTTTGTGTCGATTTGGACAGGTCAAAAGCTTCGAAGCTTTTGGATTACTTACAATCATTTCTTGAACAAACCAATTAAAGTTATGAAAAACACATTCAAAACCAGTAAAAAAAACGACCAATACATCGATGAAGATGGATTTCTTTACACTAACGGGGTACTAGACGCCAGCTACGACGAAACGGACATCGTACGGGCAAGGCAAAGATTTAACGAGCTATGCAACGAAGCTAAATCGGAATCTGATAAGGAGCTGGTGGCTAATGACTTTAAAATCGCATTAGGAATCACAGCAGTCTGTTCAATTATAATTTTAATGCTAACATGGATAAAGGGGTAATACTAGAAGAGCTTCGTGCAATCAGCAACGAACTGGCAAACATTGAAATCGAATTATTTAAACTAAAACTCAAAATAGAATGCAAACAGGACGTATAAAGGTAAGTAAGGCTGGGAATTCGGCAAGCACTTTACCTGAAATCGGTAAAATCAAAATCGGCATTAAAGCAACATCTGCCAAAGGTGTCGAGTATCCAAAAGCCGTGGATTACTTTGTGGCTAAAGGCAATTATGCAAATGCTTTCACCAGCCTATTCGGAGACAAACCAAAGTCTCTACAGGTGGCTTTCATCAGCGATGATCTGAATGAGGTTTGTAACGAACAGTTTCAATCATGGGATAAGGGTAAGCGTTACGGATATGGAGATGGAGAAACCTTTACTGTATGGGACGGAGCAAGATATGTAGATGATGTACCTGCCACAGATCCGCGCGTTAAGAAATTGAAATGGGAGCGCACTTTGACATTGAGATTTGTGCTTCTCAAAATGACGGGGATTCTCGGGTATTGGTCTTTTACCACTAAGGCGAAAGAAGTAACTATCCCGTCAATTGTGAAGTCGTTCGACTTGGTAAAAGAAAAAGCGGGTACAATCATAGGTTTTCCTTTCAATTTGAACGTGGAAATGAAAAAGTCTTACTCTCCAGGAGAAGCTAGGACGTATCCCGTTGTGAGCCTGATTCCAAACTTCACAGACGAATCGATGGAGGCCGTACGTGCATATGTTGAGTCTGGCGGTCAACTTAACAGAATTACAACGAGAATGATTGAAAGTGGGGCGATAGCGGAGTCTAAAGTTTTACAAATCGGAGAAGGAGGCGAAAAATAATGACACATGAACTTGTACAAACAGAATGGTTCGACGAAAAGGCACTCCGTCTACCATCTTACAAAGTAGGTCGAGTTAATTTTGGTCGTGGTCGCAGCTATATCCGAATCAATGAGGAAGGTACCTTGGAATCACCTTTGAGATTGTATACTTCGCTGACAACTGCAATTAACTCGTGTGCTCCGATGGAAGACGGATTACTTGACTGGTACATTAAAAATGGTCGTCAGGAAGCGAATCGGCTGTTAACTCTTAGCCAGCACTACGGAACACTTCTTCACTTGGAGATCGGTAAGTTCCTTCGTGATCAGGTATATGACTTTAATTCAACCGGTGAAGTAGTGGAGTCGTATACTAGCAGTGAAAATTATTGGCAGCCTGAATGTTCCGATTGGGCCGATAAGTTAAAATACGATATGGCTGCTTTTATCCAGTTCTCATTCGACTACCAAGTAAAACCACTGGGTATTGAATATGTCCTACTTAGTGAAAAAGGATTTGGAACCTTGATAGACTTGGTATGTGAAATGACGACCTTGGTAGACGGGTTGGATTACGAAAATCCATATAAGTCAGGGCCGCGGAAAGGAGAACCACGTGAGGTTAAGGTACCTCAAACGATCAGAGCAATCATCAACTTTAAATCAGGCCGCCATGGATTTTATAGGTCAAACGGCATCCAAATTGAATGCGAACGGCAGTTGTGGGAGGAGAACTTTCCCGATCTACCACTGAACGCAGCTTATAACTGGTCTCCGAAAGACTGGATCACTAACCCAGGATATAATTTAAAAGATTGGACAGGTGAAATTGATCAAAGAGAGGTCGATGCCGTGTTGGCTTTAGCAAATGTGAGATACGCCAGCAAAGCCGAAAACAAAAAATACTTAAACATAAGTGGCGTTGTGAGTACTCAGGAGTCATTGCTTGCGGCCCTCGGAACTGAAACAATAGAGGATTACTGTAACAGAAAATTCGGATCAGCTCCTAATACTCCAAAGCCTAAAAAGCCAACATCGAAGGAACCTGTAAAAGCATACGAAACGGCACCTTTACCTATTTAGCCATGTCAAATATAGTGTTATTTAAACCCCAGGAGTTGCAAAGCGCAGCGGGGGTATTGGAAGCCAACACCTCTTATGTAGCAAAATACACCAAGAAGCACTACGCTATACTTGAAAAAATTGAGCGCATAGGTGTCAAGCTATCTCCGGAGTTAGACAAGGAAGCCAACGACTTTATTGCGTCAGCAAACAAGTGCATCAAGGCAATGGAAGAAGCACGAAAGCCGTTCACGTCCAAACTTCAAGAAGTTGTGAAACTATACACAGCTAAAGAGAACGAGCTTAAGGCACTAATAGGCCCGTTGCAGGTCGCTAGGAATGCCAGTGTGAAGGCATATGCAGAGGAGGAGGCGGAGCTGAGGAAGAAAGAACAAGCTGACCTAGATAAGAAACGGGAAGCTATAGAGTTACTTGCGTCAGCGGAAGAGCAAATCAGGCGAGGATATGTATCACACTTGACAGAAGACAAGAATGAACTACTATATGCCCTCGAAAATGCGGATTCAGACACAATTGATGGAGTCGAGACATTGCTGACTCCTCCATTGCTCGCGAACTATAAGGAAGAAAGGTTCAACGGTATTCTAATCACTCTGCAAGCAAAACACCATACCGTAGAAGAGGTGTGTGAAATTAAGGTTAAAGCCATTGAAGGAAAATACGAGAAAGTTTTGCCGCATTACCAAAACGAAATTAGAGCCTATGCTGAACACCTATTATCTCTCGTACCTGAACGTCGCCTAGAAATTGAAGCCGGAGAAGCAAGTAAGGCTGCCGAAGAATTACGTGTCAAGCAAGAAAAAGAAGCCGCGGAAGCGAAAGAAATTGCAGACAAGGCGGCTGAGCGCGCCATGGAAAAACAGATTGCCGAAGCATTGGTTGACACTCAGCTTAATCAGGCTAATAGATCGGTGGTGGCTCCTAAACCTGTAAAAGTCGATTCATATTCGATAGAAGTTACAAGGCGAGACGGTTGGGCACAAATATTCAAGTTTTTCTTTACGCATTCCCCTGAGCAGGAGCTAGGCAAATTCAAAATGGACCAAATGAAAGCATTTGCGGAAAAGAAGGCAAAGGAGGGTCTGTTTATCGATTCAAGTGCAATCAGGTACGAGGAACAATTTAAGACAAAAGCAATAAAAAAGTAAACACATGCTCTCGAAAAAGCAACAATTATTCATCGACTATGTCTTGGAAGGAAAAAACGTATTCCTAACAGGGAAAGCGGGTACCGGAAAGTCCACCGTTGTTAAGAAGGCTATTAAAGAGCTTAAAAGCAAAGGAAAAAAGGTAGTAGCCTTAGCTCCGACCGGAATTGCGGCCAACAACATAGAGGGTCAAACGATTCATTCCATGTTCAACCTCAATCCATTTGGCGTTACTGATTTTAAGTCATGTAATTTCTTAAAAGGAGAAAAAAGACGGATGTTAAATGCGATAGATGTCATTTTCATAGACGAGGTGTCAATGTTGAGGCCGGATATTCTGGACGGGATGAACTGGACGCTGACTAAGAATGGCTGTAAATCTCTAATGTCCATCCAGATAGTTTTCGTGGGAGACCTAAAGCAATTGCCTTCCCCTGTGAATGATAATACCCGGTCGGTTCTATACCAAACATACGATGGGGTTGACTTTTTCGAAGCAAAAATTTATCAAAAGCTGGGAGTGGAAACGATAGAACTGGACGAAATATTGAGACAATCAGATCCCGAATTCATAGAAGCACTAAACCTCGTGCGAGATGGCAAGAAATCGGAGTATTTCAGGCAGTTCGTTAAACAGAAACCCCAGGGTATAATTCTAGCACCACATAACGCGACAGTTCAAAAGTACAATTACGAAGGGCTATCGTCACTGAACTCGGAAGAGATAATCTTCAAAGCGGAAATAGAAGGGAACCTTAAAGCGGATGATTTCAATCTTGAAACCGAGATCAAAGTCAAAAACGGTGCTAAGATAATGTATTTGGTTAACAGCAAGGACAACCCGTTATTCAACGGCACTATGGGTACGTTTGTCGCTTGTGAGGACTGCTTTTACATCCGTGTCAATGGCACCGACTTCGCTCTCGAAAAGGTTAAATTCTCTAAAAAGGAATATGTGTATAACGAGGCTGAGGACCGTCTTGAACTTCAGGAAATAGGCAGCATAGAACAATATCCCATTAAACTCGCGTACGCTTTAACGATTCACAAGTCGCAGGGATTGACATTCGAGGAGGTCACAATTGATCTTTCCCGACCATGTTTCTCTCCCGGTCAGATGTACGTGGCACTGAGTAGGGTAAAAACTCCGGAAGGATTAACAATTTTAATTTAATAACACAAAAATGGCAGACAGAAATCTATCGGGCAGTATTGCCCTAACCAAACTACAGCATGTAGTAATGGAGAAAAAAGGAAAAAGTGGCATCGTCAAAGGATTATTTATCCCTATCGACGCAAACCTTCTCACCGAAAAGGACGGAGCCGTTTACATGGCAGTAAACGTAAAGTTCAAAGAACAACAAGATCAGTACGGTCAGAACGGATTTATCAGTAAGACAACAGATTCGAAGATCTGGAAAGAATTGGACGAAGCAGGTAAGGAACATGCTAAAACATTGTCACCGATACTTGGAAACATCAAAGACTTTTCAGGTTCTTCATCAAACGATAGTTCGGGAGCGGTGGCGACAGAGACGTTTTCTGACGACGATGATCTTCCATTCTAATGTATCACGGGCGGTTAACAGCCGCCCTTTATCCAACAAATCATGTACTCAACAGCAGCAATACAGCAACTAAAATCGGCTCACCAAAAGACACTGGAACGTGCTCACACCTCAGCGGTAAAGTGTATAGTTCTCGCGAAGCTTATTGATTACGAGCAACAATACGGTTTGGCAGGCATCCGAGGTTTCGGAACTATCCATAACCGAACAAAACGGATAGTTGAAAATGCCGAACATATCTTGCGAGACATCAAGCACGCGGGCGTACAGGTTATCAGTGAAGAGTCGGAAGAAATCATATTTAACGACTCATCGGAGCTTTGGGAGACCTTCGATATACTATTCCACAAGTACATTAAGGACCTTCCCATTTTAAATAAAATAATTAATGACAGAAAATCACTGGAGGAATTCTTACTATGGAAATCACAACAAAACCATTAGACATATTTGCCAAACTATTTAACACCGGATACCGACGCCCCACTAAGCAGGGCGATGAGTGGCGAGTAGGAGACTTGGATCAGAAAGCAAAGTTGGCATCAGACATTATAAAGAAACACAATCTGCCTCTTACTTTGGAGCGAAACGTAAGTCTAAATAGAGTCAGGGGATTCTTGGTAAAGGAGGTATGATATGACGCCATATATTTTCGTGGGTTTGCGTCCAACGGCCCAAGAATGCTTTAGGATGAAGGTCCCTGTAGACATGGCTAATTCGGATGCTATCTTAGATTATGTATGTGAAGTATATAGGGTTAAGAAATCTGAAATTGTAAGCAGTAACAGATCGCATGAACTTGTGGAGGTTAGATGTATAGCTATTCATATCATCAGAACCGTAATAGGTATGAAGCTTAAGGCTATTGGGAAGATTTTCGGGCGCGACCATTCGACCATTATCTACAATCTACAACTGTTCAACGACCTTATGTTTTCTAGCCCGGAGTTCAAACGAAAATTTAGAATGGTTCAGCGTATTATCGAATAATTTTTTGCCAATATATATAACATTTTGTTATATTTAATAACTTTACAACCTTATGCATCCCCCACGAGATTATCAACTCAGTTTAATAGAAAGGACAAGCAAAGCGTTGGTAAAACATCAGGCGGTTATAGCGCATGCTCCGACTGGAGCGGGCAAATCTCTGGTAATAGCCATTATTGCGAGTAGAACAACCAGTAAAGGAAGAACTGCACTTGTCCTTTCGGAAACTAGAAAAATATATAATCAGTTAGTCACTGAGTGCAACGGAATTGAAATAAACGCCAACGTAAAACATCGAACCATCTTCGAAGGTCAAACGTACGTTGGCATGATCCAAACACTATCAAGGCGACCTTTGATACTGGAGCAATTTAAGCGCCTGGGCAACAGACTTACCGTATTGGTTGATGAATGCCATATAAACACGGGAAGAACGGTAATTGATACTCTAAAAGAGTCGGGATGCTATATAATCGGCCTTACAGCGACCCCATTTTTCAAGTTCGCACCTCATCTCCCGGAAATATACAACGAGCTTATTGAGGGTCCACAAGTCGACGACTTGATACAGGCGGGTCATTTATGTAACTATCGACACATCGCTCGCACTAGAGGAGACATAAATCTCCTAGATCTGCGGAACGGTGAATTTACAGAAAAATCAAACGAAGCCGCTTTCAATAGGTCTCAGGTCTATGATGGTCTTTTCGAAGATCTTTCTCAGGTCCCATTTAAGAAAGCGGTGATTTTCGTTGCTTCGATAAGGCATGCCGACGAGCTAAGGGATAAGCTTATAGCTAACGGCTTCCCGGCCACCTCAGCTCACAGCAAGTCAGAAAACTACGCGTATGACCTCGCTAAGTTTACTGAACTCAATATGTGTGATATATTGGTTACCGTGAAGTCTCTTAGTAAGGGATGGGATTTCAAGCCTATAGACTTAGTTGTTCTGAACCACGCCACCGCATCAACATCCACTTACCTGCAAGAAATTGGTCGAGGATCCAGGATAATTAAAGGAGTTAAGGAACATTTCAGTGTGTTGGATTATGGAGATAACTGGAAACGGCATGGAACATACTATGAAGACCGTCCATATAGCAAGTTATGGAAAACCAAGCCCAAGCGAAGTAAAGAAGGGGAGGGTGTCGCTCCGATTTCAATGTGCGATAGCTGTCAAGCATTGGTACCCTCTATGGTCCGTATATGTCCGTTTTGTGGAGCTGAAAGGCCATTGACTGAGCGCGAACTGGAACAGGGGGAACTCATACAGGTGACGGCAAGCTATGAATCGCTTCAAGGCCGAAACGTATCAACTTTAACACCTCTTGAGCTTTCTATATATGCTAAGATCAAAAATAAGCAGCGCTTCGCGGCTCGAATAGCTAAAGCCAGAGAGCAACAGACACCGGGATTCCTATACGAATTTGCAAATGCGATGGGCTATAAACCTTCTTGGGCAGATTTCCAAAAGCGACAAATTGGGGCAGAGAAAATTGAATTTATGGATATTACGTTACGCTAATCATGTCAGAACTAAAAATAATTCCAATATCCTACTTTAAACCACAATTCAGTAAGAAGAAAGGTAAGTTCGTGCCGGGAATGAAGCCCTATGAGACGGACTTCTACTCCGAGATGCTGAATATAAAAAATGGCAAATATTATGAACAGGTAGCCGCGATCAGAAAAGAGCTTGACCATGACAAGCGGCAAGATATAAAGGGTAAGACACTGAACGCGCTTACAATATCCGCAGTCGTTGACAAATACAGGAAAACTTCTAACAGCAAACATACGGGGCTACTGAATATCGACATAGATCCGAAAGACAACCCCGAGATAACTGATTGGGCTTACACCAGGGACCTTATTTTTGAGTTGCCTGGTGTCGTCGCAAGCTTTTTATCCGTTAGCGGCCAGGGTGTAACCTTCGTTGTTAAAATCGACCCGAAACTACACAAGGACACGTTCTACTCGGTAAAAGACGAGCTGTACGACAACCTAAACATCAATATAGATAAAGGAACACACGATGTGTGCCGCTTGAGATATGTGAGCTTCGATCCTGATATGAAGATCAGAATGGACTTTGATAATGTACCGTTAACAGTTCCATCTCAAGCATACTTATACAACAAGTCCCAACAAAGGAGGGTTAACACAGTCTATGAACAGATTACGGAAAAAGACAGTGACGAGTGTTTTAAACTCGGAATCAGAAAAGCAGAGGCCAAGTATGGATCGTTCAGCGACGGATGCAAGCACTATTTCCTTACCATAGTTGCGGGCGCGTGCAACGTACGGGGAATGTCTCAAAGTTATTGTGAAGGAAAAACCATCGAGTACTTTTCCCATCTAACGAACATATCTGTTGACGACCTCCTCATTCCTGTCCGGAACGTATATAACTCTTATAGGTCTCAGCACGATACCGCGCATGAGAGAAATAAATCATCCAAGCTCAACGATTATATCACGTCAGCAATAGTCCGCGATTACGTACATAAAGGGATTACTCCGAAGCCAAGTGACCTTAGTCATATTGCGAAAGAATTTGAAGCGAATATTGAACGTGTAAATGAAGTCGCCAATAGAGTCCTTGATGAGTACGCAAGTGAAACGAATAAGGATTTCGGCGGGGCCAAAGCATTAGAAGATCTAGTATTTTGGATAATCGATGATGAAGACCGCATCACCATCGACAAGCGAAGGTTCCGTGACTTCCTAGTAGCTAAGGGAGTTTATAGATACCGGCTATCGGTGGACAAGTGGATACTGATAAGAATCAATCGGAACGTGGTAAGCAAAGTAAATAAAGCAGATATCAAAAAAATAGTATTCGATCATCTGGAAAACATAAAGAGGTATGACGTTTACCAGTACGTGGCTCAAAATATAACAAAAACGTTTGCCGATGACTTTCTAGAGATAATACCCGAAAATAACGTTCAATTTAAAAAAGACTCGAAAGACTCCGTCAACATCTTTTATACAAACGGATATCTTCAAGTGACAAAAGACGACATTGAATTTCACAACTACGAAGACCTTGACGGGCTAATATGGGACACGCAGATACTCGAGAGAAACTATGTGGAGCAGCAGGAAGATGTGAATGGAGATTTTAAATCGTTTGTTTTCAACGTGTCAGGAAAGGATAGCAATAGGTATGTATCCATATGCACCGCATTGGGATACCTGCTTCATGATCATAAAGATCCTGCGTACAGCCCGGCAGTAATTTTCAATGATGAGATAATCAGTGAAAACCCTGAGGGGAGAACTGGTAAAGGAATATTGATTAAGGCAGTCAGCCACTTTAAAAATACCGTGAGTTTCGATGGAAAGACGTTCAGTTTCGAAAAGTCATTCGTTTACCAAAAGATCGAGCTCGACACTAAGTTGATGGTTTTCGATGACGTGAATAAGAACTTTGATTTCGAAAAACTTTTTCATGTCATTACCGAGGGAATTGATGTTGAAAAGAAAAACAAGAGTGCATTTTATCTTCCGTTCAAAGACAGCCCAAAGGTGGCTATTACGACCAATTATGCGATCAAGGGTGACGGAAGTAGTAACGAAGGCCGGAAGTTCGAACTCGAACTGACCAGGCACTACACGAAGCAATTTACACCCAAAGACGAGTTTGGCCGATTGTTCTTTGACGGCTGGGACGAAGATGAATGGAGCCGGTTTGATCGGTTTATGGCTGAGTGTGCCTCATTATATTTAAGTAGGGGACTGGTTGCTCAGGAGTTGGTACATCTCCCCGAGAAACAGCTTATAAACAACACCTGTCAAGAGTTCTATGAATTTATGAACGACTGGATGGAGGACCACAATGATAACCCAAGAGGTGAGTTTCCGAAGCCATATTTGCTTGAGTCGTTCGTGAAAGACAACAAAGCATGGGCAAACCTCTCATCGAAACGATTCTGTAAATGGGTACGGCTATATTTTGACTTCAAGAACATCGTTTATGAAGAAGACAGGAACATGACTGCACGCGTATTTAGGATTCTCTAAAATCAACATCACAACGATGTAATTTTTATAGCCCCGTACTCGGGGCTTTTTTTATATGCGTAAAAAGCATATTCCATGACGCAAAATAAAAATCCATGACGGAAAATGACGCAACGAAAAAAAATGGGTCATGCCTTAACTTACTTATTTACATACACTTACTTACTTATATGACGCAATGACGCAAAAATCTCACATATACATGGAAAAAGAAAATACATCAAACAGAAAAAAGGCATATATATTACTATATATAATTAGGAAATTTTGCGTCATTGCGTCATAAACCTGTATATCAGCCAGTTAAGAAAAACTGTTCCGTCATGTTCCGTCATAACATAAGAATTTGCGTCATGTATCCCTAAATCAGCCAGTCATTTTGCATTATTTATAACATATTGTTATATTTACCTCATGACTTCAACGAGAGTAAAACCACAAACATCAGTAATGTCAGAAATTCAGATTCAGGCGGAAGCTTTCCAATACGTGTGGAACAATATTCCTGAAACAAGGTATAAAATATTCCACGTCCCTAATGGAGGGTCTCGGAATGCAATCGAAGGAATGCAGTTGAAAGCAAGCGGGGTAGTGGCCGGAGTGCCTGACATTATCTTTTTATGGAAGGGAAGAGCATACGGTTTTGAATTCAAGACGTCTACGGGAGTATTGAGTCATCAGCAACAAACGGTACATAAGGCATGGGACGAAGAGAATATACCCGTTTACATAATTAGAAGCTCACAGCAATTTTTTGATCATATTAAGGATATTATATGCAAGAGCTAACTTGGATACACTACTACAGGTACATTCGAAAACTAGCGGATGGAAAACCGCATGATATATTCAGGGTGGCTCCAAATGATCCTATGACCTTTCTTTACCATCTGACCGAATTTGGAAAAAATGCCACTGTTGATTTGAAGGTTGATGGAAATATTTTTGTTGTAAAATATAACATTTTGTTATAGTTTTGTTATATTATCATTGGATTTTATGACAGACGCAAAACTAGCTAGTATATACAGACGAAGACATCCGGAAGAGGTTTCCATGATTGCCGGATACCCAATTGCAAGTAAAGACCTTCACCTTATTGACGATATTCACCAGCGATTTACCGAGGAACTTACGATGGACCACGAAATGGTCCGTCTAATATTCGTTGGTGTAGTCCTTAAGAAATTCTCGCCTTTTACTCTTATGGAAAGCCTTGAAATGGAACCCGGAGTAGCACCTGTGCTTGCTAGATTGCTTAAAGTTCATAAGAACACCATTACTTCCTACTCTAAAACTGCTTACGTGTTCTATAAGAACAACAAGGGCTTTAGAAGGGATGTGGATAGTTACAGCGAGGGGGTTTAGATATGCCGGCACCGAAGGGAAATAAAAATGCTAAAGGAAAAGCTACTGGACGGAAGAGTAAATACAATAAAGACTTCTGCGAGACCGCTTATAAACTTTGCCTTCTTGGGGCCACGGATAAAGACTTGGCGGACTTCTTTAAAGTTGAAGAGAAGACGATCAACAACTGGAAAAAAGACCACATAGAATTTTTACAGTCCATTAATAACGGCAAAGAGATAGCGGACATGGAAGTCGCTCAGTCTCTTTATAGAGGCGCAATTGATCGGACAATACCCAAACAGCAGGCGATCAAAGTAAAGGAAATCATCTATGAAAACGGAAAGAAAGTAGCTGAAAAAGAGAGAGTTGAAATTGTAGAACTAGAAGAAGTTATACCGTCTGACTTTAGAAATGCTCAATTCTGGTTGCGAAACAGAAAATCAGACAAATGGCGTGATAAACAAGACGTAGACGTAACGACCAATGGAGAGAGCATTAACAAGCCATTATCTATGGAAGAAGCGAAGGCTAGGCTTGAGCAATTGATGAGCGGAAAAGCATGACGAAGGATGAATCGTATACTACTCTGTTTGATCTTGACCGCATCTTCTGTGCGGCAGGAACGCTTAACTACACGCAATACTTCTTCTACAAGCAATACAATAGAACATTCGTTATTGGAGATCATCATAGGCAAATCTGTGATGCTCTTGATAGGGTTCTTAAAGGCGAAATCAAACGGTTAATCATCAATGTCGCCCCGAGATATGGAAAGACTGAAATCGCTGTCAAGAACTTTATATCAAAAGGCTTATCAATAAACCCTGCCTCTAAATACATTCACTTAAGCTATTCTGACGATTTGGCGTTGGATAACTCGGAGGGAGTGAAAGATATTGTGTCACTTCCTGCTTACAAAGACTTATACCCCGAAGTTGAGATCAAGAAGGGCAGTGATTCAAAGAAGAAATGGTACACCACCAAAGGGGGTGGAGTTTATGCAACATCGGCAGGTGGTCAGGTTACCGGATTCGGAGCGGGACGTGTCGACGAAGATCACGAAGATGATGACCTCGATGAAATGATGCCTAACGGAGACCTTGACTTTGCGGGTGCCCTGATCATCGATGATCCGATCAAGCCGGACGATGCCGACAGTGACACCGTAAGGAGTAAGGTGAACAATCGTTTCGATTCTACCATTATTAACCGTGTAAATAGTCGTAATACACCGATAATAATCATCATGCAGAGATTGCATGAAAACGACCTATGCGGCCACGTTCTCGAAAATTATCCTGGCGAATGGACGGTATTGTCTCTCCCTAGTATCATCATGGAAGAAGGGCAAAGCATGCAGGAGGGCAAAGCTCTTTGGGAGTTCAAGCACACGCTAAATGAATTGCTGAAGATGAACGAGGTAAATCCGATCAACTTCGGTCGTCAATACATGCAGAATCCCCAGCCGAGGGAGGGGCTACTGTACAGTCCATTCAGGACATACACTGTTATACCCGCGTCACAACGATCCATAAAGAAAGCCTACGTAGATACAGCTGATACAGGATCGGACTATCTGTGTTCGATAGGGTATGTTGAGACCGATACGGCAATATTTGTCCTTGATGTATATTACACACAGGATGCTATGGAAACGACAGAACCCGAAACCGCTAAGCAGGTAGCCATGCATGAACTGGAATTCGTAAGAGTAGAAAGTAACAACGGTGGACGAGGGTTCGCCCGCAATGTTGAATCTCAGGTGAGATTACTTGGAAATACCACCGCTCGCTTCGAATGGTTCCACCAAAGCGACAATAAAATTGTTAGAATCTTCACGAATGCGGCTAAGGTTAATAATTTGATATACATGCCGGAAGGATGGGATCGTAAATGGCCGCTCTTTTATAAGCATGTTACCACATATTCGGCAAAAGGCAAGAACGCACATGATGACGCGGAAGACTGCCTTACAGGGATGGTCGAGTTCTTCGGTCAGGATTTCGGCAAATTGACGCAAAGTATTTTATCAATGTTCGGATAATGGAAGAGAAAATTAAAGGGCTTGCGGCTATGGTCACATCTATAGCATATAAGCCAAATGACGAAAATAACCTTAAAAAGCTGTATGAGATAAAGGATCACGAAGTAATGGATCCGGCTCTAAGGAAAGATAAAAAAATAGTGAAACAGGTACATCAACCTGATGGAACGATTAAGGAAGAACCCGGCAAAGCTAAAGTAAACCGTATACCGGCACCATATCAAAAGTACATCGTAAAGCAAAGAGTAGCATTTGCGAACGTAGGTCGGACGGTATTGTCGGCAAATACCGTTACCGAAACAGATAGCGAGTTGCTGGAAACCGTAAAGATGTACCGAGATGAAGCCAAGATTGCGTTCAAAGAAAAGGAGCTGTGCCGCATACTCCTTAGCGAAATGCATGTAGCACGTTTATGGTATAGCGTAGGAGAGGGGAAGAGCTTAAGATTGAAGTTTCAGATATTGGCCGAATCCAAAGGAGATCAGCTGCTACCTGTATTTGATTCTACCGGTGATCTTCTCTACTTCGGAAGGCAATACAAGCACGAGGAAGTATCCTATAAACCGTCCGACTACGTTGACGGAATCGGAGCAAAGAAAGAAGTTGTGAGATTGGACATTTACGATACAATGAACATTCATCGATATATCCAGTCAGGTAACGGGTGGGAGCTAAGTGAAATCATCGCCCACAACTACGGAAAAATACCCGTGATGTATTACAGCATTAAACACCTTCCGTGGGAAGATGTCCAACCCGCCATAAGTCGAAAAGAAACCTTAAACAGCAATTACGGTGACACCATCGATTACAATGGCTCTCCGATTGTTGCCTTTTCCGGTGATGTCGTTGGATCACTTGACAAAGATGAGCGAGGCAAAGCAGTTGTATTAAAGCAAGGCGGTAAGGTTGAATACATCACATGGGACCAAGCGCCAGATGCGATCAAGTTAGAGCACGATGAGTTGGACGACATCATATTCACGATGACCAATACCGTCAAGATGAGCATGAAAGAAATGCAGGGGCTTGGAAGCTTGACGGGCGTAGCATTCGATAGGGTATTCATGGCACCTCAGATGGAAGCCCGTGACTTCGTGGACGGCGAATACGGTGAAGTGACACAACGGGACATTAACTTCGTTAAACATGTTGCAATAAAATGGAACAGCCGATTAGCCGCCAGTGCCAATCTAAATATAACCTTTGATATACCACCGTTCAAGATCAATGACGAACGGGAGCAGGTCGAAACGCTTATGATTGCCAATGGCGGGAAGCCTTTAGTGACCCACCGAGCTAGTATAGAGCTATTGGGATGGGAGGCTGATGCAGAGGAAGCCGTCAAAGAGATTGAAGAGCAGACGTCGCCCGTCGGTCTTGAGGAGGAAGTATAAATATTTTCATTTTTATTTGTTATTATTTATAACATTATGTTATATTTGTGTTATAAATAGTTGCCCGTCTCACATTATAGGCAAATAAAGGCATTAAAAGCCCTGTTAGGATGAAGGTAGAAGTGAGACGCTGCCGGATTCCTGACAGGTTTTTTTAGTTAAGATGAAAACTAAGTACGGATTTCAATGGCTGAACATAAACCACGATGGCAAGGGTAAATGCCTGGTACGCTTCAAAGGAAGAAAGTACACATTGGACAAGTTCGAAGCGCCGGGAGGCTGGATTCAGTACAGAGGTAAAGAGTTGTTCGTTTCGGGATGGACACTGGCTCATACAGGCGATATGATCGGCTTGATCAAGCATCCCGATGACGCATGGAAAGCAAAGGTGGTGACCAGGAAAGAGGTGGAGTTATTGTAAACAAAAGGGCGGCCGTTGCACCGCCCTTGTAGAATATTAATGATATGGAAGCTTTAAAGCAAGTAAGTAAGAAAGAGTTTTATAATACGATAATGCCGTTAGACGCTGTAATGAGGGTTGTAGGTAAGTACCCTTACACAGTTGAATGGTTTTTAAGGTCTGGTAAGTTTTTGGGAAAGTCAGTAGATAGCGGAAGGCCTTTACCTAAAACAACATATTACCTAGTATAACAATCTCCCTTAACAGGGATTAAACAACTCAAAAATGGCCACCTGTCGACCATTAGGCAGGTGGTTTTTAAAACTAAGATTATGGATAAGGAAAAAATAGACTTATTTGAACCAATTGGAGGCAAAGGAAGCTTACCTGTATACCCAATAAAAGCTGAAAGAATTACTTTCATGGGCCTCACCAAACGCGAATACTTCGCAGCGATGGCTATGCAGGGGTTGTTAAATTCAGAAACGTTTAACGCTAACGGTTACACGAATGGAACAGCAAAAGGAATAGCCATAATAGCCGTTAGCCAAGCAGACGCCCTAATCGAAGCATTAAACAAGTAGATATGAAAGAAATAGTAGCAATCATATTACTTGCAGTCGTCTTTAGCATAATTCTCAGTAATCTAGGCTTGGGATTTTTTAAAACGATTAGCATTTCTACTGTATTAGCTATGTTTTATGAGGCGATCCTGAACAGCAAAAACAAGTAACTAACGCCCTAACAGGCATCTTTTTAACCATAAACAAATAATACTAATGAAAAAATCAAAATTAATCTTGGCGGCAGTAGCGGTTGTTATTGTATCGTCTGTTTCCTATGCAATGGCAAACCGAGGCAATGGTTGTCCACTTCCGAGTGATCGGCCCAATTGCCATATTATCCCGCCACCACAGCCGAAGCCGAGATAATTAACAGATTGTTTTATCCCACTGCCTACGGGTGGTGGGTAACCTTTCGCAACGATGAACCAAGAAAACAAACAACTGCCAACGGCATCCGACTATATAGAGACTGTGTACGGGACAAAAAACTTTGCAAGAGCTATTGCTGTTCAGGACGCCCCATCATTAATGGGGCTAATGGAGGATTTTGCAGACCATTGCTCCAAGCCCCTCCGCGAAGAGCTAGAGAAGTGGAAGTATGACAAAAAAGAAGC